GTTTTATAGCGGCCACCGCTTCGCTGGCGCGAACATTGGCTGCGTATAAAATATTTTCTAGGGCTTCTAAATTTGCGCCTATCGTTGTTTTTTTAATTTCTTTATCCATAGTTTTTCCTTTTCTGTTTTGTGTTTACAAATTTAGTAACGCTTGGCCGCGCGGCGAAGTCCACTCGGAAAGTGGATCATTTGATTGCTTTCTTTTCGTTTTGTATTTTTGAAATTTTGGAAAGTTCTTGGGCGGCGGTATGGGCGGCACTTAAAAGTTTATTAAGGTGGCGAAAAACTACAATATGTTGTTCGCAAATATTATCGTGCGTAATACCGTATAGGGAATTTGAAAGTTCGGAAATTTCTTCAAGAAAAGTCGCGCTATCGTATTCAAACAATTCTAGCGCGTCCATAATTTCCCCGCCCGTTAGGTCGGCGGGATTTTTAGAATATAGCAAGTCGTTATAATCTAGGTCGGCGTTATCAACTACGGACATTTTTAAATTCCTTTTTCTTTTTTTGCATTTTGTTTTTTGGTTTCCGCCGCCAATTCTTCGGCCACGCCATAGGCTTCGCTCAATAATTTATTTAGGCGGCGAAATTTGAAAATATGCTGGCTGGAAACATTTTCGGCGGTAATACCAAAAGTCGAATCCGCGAAGTCGTTTATGTCTTCTATTATGTGGGTAAAATCGTGGTCGAATAATTCTATGGCCTCGGCCTTTTCTTCCCGCGTAAATTTTACGGGCGGCGCGTTATAAATATCGTCATAGAATTTCATAGGGTCTTTTTCGTTTAAAGAAGTCATAGGTTTTTCCTTTCTTTTTGGCAGCCTATATTTCTATGAACGCTTGGAAAAAACGCGAAGTCGAGAAAAAATGACGATCATTTGATTGCTTTGTTCGGCCCTTTTTGAGCATCAAATGATCGTAAAAAATATTTGATTTTTTCCGCCGAACGCGGGCTATTAGAACGCGGCCCGACCGCCTTTTATTTCAATATTCGGATCCGTATCTGAATATAAAAACTCTATCTGTTCAAAAATTTGAAAAAGCCATCTGTTCAAATTTTTGGAAATCAAAAACCTATCTGTTCAAAATTTTGGAGAACCGATCTGTTCAAAAATTCATGCATGAAAAAGTCATCTGTTCAAATTTTTGAAATTGAAAAAGTGATCTGTTCAAAATTTCTGCATTCCTCTGCGGCTGATACGTTTTCGCAAATTGTTCAGCCTGACCCATTCATTCGAAAAAGGAATCATAACGTCGATGGAATGCCATGCGTTGATGACGGCTTCTTTTCCGCTTCCGGTTTGCTGGACAAGGCGTTTGATCATCTGGTTGGGCGTATGGAATCTTTCCTCGCCGAGCGACCAGAACCCGTCAATAATAGCGCCTTCGTGATGGGTTTGCTTGTAAATAAAGCGGAAGCGGGTGCCGGAATCCAGCACCACGCCTCCCTTGCTCCAAGCAGCGCCCGGCACTTTAAGTCTGATCGATGGGTTATCTAATATTTTCGTAACTTCATCGTCCAGATTCATGGGTGCGGATAGCTCAAACATGATGTTTTCCATGATCATGCGATCATGTTCCGCCAGCGCATGATGGCCATCCAAGGCTATCCGCAAGGCACCCACAACATAGGCCGCTTGAAGGCCCGTTAAAGTAAAGGTCGTCAAGAATGCCTCCCTATTGCGCGTCTTCGAGCTTGTACATGGTTTTGCCGTCGCGGGTGTATTTTGCGATTTGCAGCCCTTCCTTTTTTTCAAGGAGCTTTTTACGGAGGACGGACAAATGCGCCCGCGCGGTATGCGGCAGCCATCCGGTGATCTTGATCATCTCATCGATGGTGATGCCATTTTCGCTCTTGAGCGCCGCCATGATACTGAGCGTCTTACTGACGTTCTTTGGCGACAATTTATCAGCCTTCGGCTTGACGTCGGCTTTGGGCTTTTGCGTGGTTTTAGACGCCTTGGGCTTGCCGGCTGCCTTCGGCTTTACCGCCTTCGCGGTTTTGCCTTTTTTGACAGCCTGGTTCGGTTTTTTGCTTTTGGTTTTGCTCTTGCTGGCCATTGTAATTTTCCTTTCATAATGGGTTAACAGCATCGCCATGAACGCTTGCGTCAAAACGGAAGTCCAGCGCCAAAGCGGATTAGATGATTGCTTTCTTCCGGCCAGAATGATCATTCCCTGACAATCGCCAAAAATGCTTATGATGAATGCAAAACCAGAACGCCGAATTGATTTATGGGACGGCCTTCCGGCACGGCCTGAAACCCGATCCGCTTATTACCGTATCCCAATGGGCCGACCAGCACAGGCGGCTCTCCAGTAAATCGGCTTCCGAGCCGGGGCCGTGGCGGACAAGCCGAACGCCCTATCTGCGGGAGATAATGGATTGTCTTTCGCCGCGCTCGCCTGTCGAGCGCGTTGTTTTTATGAAAGGCTCCCAGCTTGGCGCTACGGAATGCGGCAATAACTGGATCGGCTATATCATCCACCACGCGCCGGGGCCGATGCTATCCGTGCTGCCCACGGTGGAAATGGCCAAACGGACATCGAAACAGCGGCTGGAGCCGCTTATCGATGAAAGCCCTGTCCTGCGGGAGCGGATAAAGCCGCCGCGTTCGCGTGACAGCGGCAACACGATCATGGTCAAGGAGTTCCAGGGCGGCGTCCTGGTATTGACGGGAGCGAACAGCGCGGTCGGCCTGCGCTCGATGCCTGTCCGTTATTTGTTTCTGGATGAGGTTGATGCCTATCCCGGCGATATTGATAACGAAGGCGATCCGGTCATGCTGGCGGAAGCCAGGACGCGGACATTTTCGCGCCGGAAAATCTTTCTTGTCTCCACGCCGACGATCAAAGGCATCTCGCGGATCGAACGCGATTACCTGAATACGGATCAACGGCGCTACATGCTGCCCTGCCCGCATTGCGGCGAGGCGCAATGGCTCAAATTCGAGCAGCTAAAATGGCCCAAGGATCTGCCGGAGCTGGCGCAATACGAATGCGAACATTGCGAAGCCCAGATCGATGAGCATCACAAAACATGGATGCTCGATAATGGTTTCTGGCAGGCGCAAGTCGAAAGCGCCGATCCGAAAACGGCGGGCTTTCACCTGTCGTCACTGTATTCGCCACTCGGCTGGCGGGCCTGGGCGGATATCGCCCGCGCATGGATCGACGCGCAAGGATCGGATTCCGCCATCAAGGCTTTTAAAAACACGGAGCTTGGAGAAACATACGTGGAAACAGGCGATGCCCCAGACTGGCAGCGGCTATACGAACGCCGCGAGGATTACAAAATCGGAACCGTCCCCAGGGGCGGTTTTTTTGTGACCGCAGGCGTCGACGTTCAAAAAGACCGGATCGAAGCGTCCGTATGGGCGTGGGGCCGCGACAAGGAAAGCTGGCTGGTCGAACACCGCGTCATGGACGGCGATACATCGAGGCCGGAGGTTTGGAAAAGCCTCACCGCGATGGTTTCCGAAACATGGACGCACGAGTCCGGCTGCGAATTGCGGCTGGCCCGCGCGGCCATCGACTGCGGCTATGCCACGCAGGAGGTTTATGATTGGGCGCGCCGGAATCCTATCGCCATGCCCGTCAAAGGCGTGGCGCGCGGCGCGGCCCTGGTCGGCGGCCTGTCCAGCATCGACACCACATCCGATGGTAAAAAGCTGCGGCGCGGCCTGAAACTCCGGCCTGTTTACGGCCATATCGCCAAGCTGGAATTGTTCGGGAACTTGCGGAAAAACCCGCCGACCGACGAAAGCGGCGATCCCTATCCGCCCGGCTATGTCCACATCCCCAAAATGGATGAGGAATATATCAAGCAGCTTTGCGCCGAGCAGCTCGTCACGAAACGCAACCGGGCCGGATACGCCCTGCGTGAATGGCAAAAAACGCGGGACAGAAACGAAGCTCTTGATTGCTATGTCTATGCCCGCGCCGCCGCCGCCATGCACGGCCTTGACCGCTTTAATGAGCGGCGCTGGCAGGAACTGGAACGCTCTCTCGGCCTCGACCACGTTCCGTCCCGCGTTATGGATGCGTCCGACGATCAGACGCCGCCACCCTCGTTTCCTTCAACACCCCAAGGCCGCCGTGCGCGGAGTAAAGGCATAAAATTATGAGTTCTCTTCAGGAAAAACTGGAGCGGGTTCAAGCCGCCATCGCGGAAATTGAATCCGGCGCCCAGGAAGTCACTTATGAAGGCCGCTCTGTTACCAGAGCAAAGATTGAGGCTCTCTATGAGCGCGAAAAATATCTGGAGCAGCGGATCGCCCGCCAGTCTAGAGGCGGCGGTATTCGCACGCGCGGAGGTGTTCCGTTATGAGACGCTCCCGTATTTCCCTTCCGAAGCCGGACACGCTGGATAAAATGATCGGCTGGCTATCGCCGGAGGCTGGCGTTCGCCGCCTGAAGGCAAAGACCGTCATGGCCCTTTATGGCGGTTATACCGCCGCCCGCTCCGACCGCCGCCAGACAAAAACCTGGGAGACCATGGAAAGCAGCGCCGATCAGGCCACGCTGCCCGATCTCCCCATATTGCGGGAACGCTCTCACGATCTTGTCCGCAATGCCCCGCTGGCAACGGGCGCGATCAATACGGTCGTGACCAACGTGGTCGGCACTGGCCTTAAAGTGCAAAGCCGCATCGACCGGGAAGTGCTGGCCCCGTATCTGGGCGACAATGAGGAAGTTTTCGATGCCTTTGAACGCGCCGCCGAGCGCGAGTTCCGGTTCTGGGCCAGCAGCCGTAACGGCGACGCCGCACGGATGCAGGATTTCGCCGGGCAGCAGGATCTTGCCATGCGCTCCACGCTGGTCGCGGGTGATGCCTTCGTCCTGCGCCGTCATATCAACCGGCCCGGCGCGCGTTATTCAACGGCCTTCCAGCTGGTCGAGGCCGAGCGCGTCTGCAATCCGAACTTCAACCGTGATTTGCCGTCTTTAAGTGGCGGCGTGGAAAAGGATGAATTCGGCGCGGCCATCGCCTATCACGTTCTGCAGGCTCATCCCGGCGATGTGACGAACCCCGCCAGCCGCCAATGGGTGCGCCTGCGCGCCCAGGACAGGCAAGGTCTATGGCTGGTCAATCATCTGGCGCGTCCCACGCGCATCGGCATGACGCGCCCGGCTCCCTACCTGGCTCCGGTTATTGAAAGCCTGAAGCAGCTGGATAAATATTCGGAAGCCGAACTCATGGCCGCCGTGATTTCTTCCATGTTCAGCGTATTTATCAAGTCCGAGGATCCAGACGGCCTCGCGCCCATGAATGACGGCAGCCCCGTTTCCAGCCGCGAGGAAAGCGATTTTCAGCTGGGGCCGGGCGCGATCCTCGATCTGCTGCCCTATGAAAGCGTGGAGATTGCGGATCCGAAACGCCCCAATACCGCCTTTGATGGCTTTGTCATGGCGGTGCTGCGGCAGGTCGGCGTGGCTCTTGAAATTCCGTTCGAACTTCTGGTCAAGCATTTTACCGCCAGTTATTCCGCCGCGCAGGCCGCGCTGCTGGAGGCGTGGAAATTCTTCCGCGCCCGCCGCGAATGGCTGGCCTCCATGTATTGCCAGCCCATTTATGAAGTCGTTATCACGGAGGCTGTCGCCAAGGGTTATCTCCATGCGCCCGGCTTTTTCTCCGACCCCATGATCCGCGCGGCCTATCTCGGTGCCGAGTGGATCGGCCCGCCGCGCGGCCAGATCGATCAGCTCAAGGAAGGCAAGGCCGCCCGCGAACGGGTCGATATGGGAATCTCGACGCTGGCCGAGGAAACGGCATCGCTGACAGGCGGAGATTGGGATCGCAAGCACCAGCAGCGCGTGAAAGAAAAACGCATGCGCGTCGAGGCCGGGCTTGAAGGCTGGCTGGATGAAGAATCCCGCTCTCTAAACCGCCAGCCCTATTCTCCCGCCCCTCCCGGCGATGAGGAAGACGACGATTAATCCCAGAAGGAAGGAAAACTTATCATGACTAAACGCATTGTCTGCGCGGTCAGTGGCAATCGCCATGAAGCCGTGCCAGCCCCGCAGTGGGATTATTCAAAGGGCCAGAAAATCAGCTTTTCAAGCAGCGCCGTCCTTTCTGCGGTTTTCGAGTCCCCTTTGATTTTGCTCCATGCCACGGAAAAATGCTTCGTGCAGATCGGCGAAAATCCGGTCGCCGCCGACGCCGCAAAATCCCGGCCTCTTGTTTCAGAAAAAGACTGGGCGGAAACCGTCACGGTCGGCCATCGCCTCTCTGTTATCAGGGCAAGCGAGGACGGCGTGCTGTTTGTTATTCCGGCTCTCATGGAAGGCGGTGAATGATGTGGGATATTCCAAGCGGAACCGGGCTTGCCATCCAGACGGATGTATTGCCCCTCGAAGCGCCCGGCGCATTCCAGAAAAACGCGCCCCTGCTGGCAGCCCAGCATTTCGCGCAGCAGGAGTCCATCGCGGTCATCGATGTCAGCGGCGTGATTACGCCCTATCCGAATATCCTGTCCTTCCTGTTTGGCGGCACGGATATCGCCTCGCTGGAGGAACAATTCACCGCCGCGCTCGATGATCCCGATATTTCAGGCATCGTCCTTCGCATCGATAGCCCCGGCGGCCTGATAACGGGCGTGGAGGAGTTCGCCTCCACCATCGCCCAGGCGCGCGGCATAAAGCCTATTGTCGCCTATGCCTATGGAAACGCGGCTTCGGCAGCCTATTGGATCGCCGCGGCGGCTGACAGGATCGTTGCTGGCCCGACCACCGTCCTCGGTTCCATCGGCGTCGCCATGGCCGTGGCGAAAGACCAGGACTCGCGGTGGGTGCGGTTCGTTTCCAGCGGCGCTCCCAACAAAAACCTCGATCCCGCGACCGAGCAAGGCCGGGAGTCCCTTCAAAAACGACTGGACGCGATGGAAGCCGAATTTGTCGGCGCCGTCGCCAGGTTCCGCAATACCAGCACCGACCGTGTGCTGCCCGAGTTCGGGCAAGGCGATGTATTGCCTGCCCGTGAGGCCGTGAAAATCGGAATGGCCGACCACCTGGGCGGGTTCAAAGACGCTCTCGCCCTTATTTCAACCCTCCACACAGAAAGAAAAGGAGCCACTATGACTACACCTCAGCAAGCGCCGCAGACAAAAGGCGGCGAAGACATGATCGCGCGGGCCGATATGACCGCCGATATGATCGCCAAGGACTTCCCCGATCTTGCCGCCGCCCTTATGGCGAAAGGTCGTGAACAGGCGGAAGGCTCGGTGAGTAAGGCCAGCTTCAATGAAGGCTTCAAAGCCGGATCGGAAGCCGAGCGCAAGCGCATCCTCGCTATCGAGGAAGTGTCCATGCCCGGCCATGACGCCATGGTGAAGGCTGCCAAGGAAGACGGCAAAACCACGGCGGGCGATCTCGCCATGAAAATCGTGACCGCCGAAAAACAGCGCGGCGCGAAAACGCTGAAAACCATGGAGGACGATGCCAACGAGCAGCCTGTCGTCCAGCCCACCACGCAGGCGACAACGCAATCCGTCGATGCCAACGCCCCGATTGAAGACCGGGCGGAAGCCGAATGGAGCGGATCGCCTTCTATCCGCGACGAATTCGGCACCAAGGAAGCCTATCTGGCCTTCCGCAAAGCCGAAGAACAGGGCCGCGTCAAACGCTACGTCCGCGCCTAATCCCTACCCCCCAACCCCACCCATCCAAAAAAGGAGACACACATGACGACCCTTGCAGCCGATGCGCCGAGAGATTTTGAGATCGGCGATCACAACGATCTGCCCGTTATCGCGGCGGATATTATTTACGAAGGTGCCGCCGTTGGCATCAACACCAGCGGTTACGCCAGACCGCTTGTGGCCGCAGACGCCTTTGGCGGCTTCGCGCTGCGCCAGTGCGACAATGCCAATGGCGTGGCGGGCGAGAAAAACGTCCGCGTCATCGCGCGAGGGGCTATCGCCCTGAGCGTAACGGGCCTGACGATTGATGATTTCGGCAAGCCTGTTTATGCCTCGGACGATAATACCTTCACCATGACGGCCAGCACGAATACGCAGGTCGGCACGGTAAAACGCTTTATCAGCAACGGCAGAGGCGTGGTCGAGTTTTCGGTGCCGCGCGCCCCGGCAGCCGTATCCACCGCCGACCTTGGCAACGGGGCCGTCACGCTGGCGAAGCTCGCTACGGAAGTCAAACCCAGCCATATCGTCGTCTATGCTGGCGAAGTGACATGGTCTGGCAGCGGCGCGACGCTGAACCATACGGTGACGGGCGCGGCTGATACGGACATCGTCGTGGCAACCATCGCCTCGGCACCGACGCAGGCCGCCTATCTGAAGAAAGCCGTAATCAGCACTGCCAACACGCTGGCGCTGGAATTGTCCGCCGCCAACTCCGGCAACGATGCGGTGATCGCTTACAGCGTTCTGCGCGCCACAGCGTAACCCTCACTAAAAACCTGACTTCCCGACCGTCCTCCGTGGGTTCCCGCGCGAGGGCTTTTTTATTTCACCCCTGACAAAAGGAGATTTACACCATGGGTGCTTCCACACTATCCAGCCGCGCCATTATTGGCCGGTACTACCAGCGTCTTGAGCAAAACCCCGGCCTGCAATGGGTCGGCGCTGTTTCCAACTATTTTACGTCTGATCAGGAATCCGAGACCTATAAATGGCTCGGCCAGGTTCCTGTTATGCGTGAATGGATCGGAGGCCGTAACGCCAAGGGCTTCCGTGAAAACGGCATCACCATCGAGAATAAGCACTTTGAAGCCACGCTCGAAGTGCTTGTCCGCGAACTGAAACGCGATAAGACCGGACAGGTCATGGTGCGCGTGGATGAGCTGGCCGACCGTACCAACGCGCATTGGGCGAAGCTGCTTTCGACCTTGATCGAAAACGGCGAGTCCACCGTGTGCTATGACGGCCAGTATTATTTCGACACCGACCACACCGAAGGCGATAGCGGTTCACAGTCGAATAAGCTGGAAATCAATATTTCCGATCTGCCCACGGAAGTCCACGGCTCCGTCACGGTTCCGTCCGTTGAGGAAATGCAGCTTTCCATTCTCCAGATCATCCAGCAGCTTTATTCGCTGAAGGATGACCAGGGTGAGCCGATCAACGAAAACGCGCGGCAATTCCTCATTATGGTTCCGACTAAGATGTGGAACGTAGCCAAGGCCGCAACGGCGGCTCCGGTCATTACGCACGGCCAGACCAACATCATCCAGACCATGGATGAAATCAAACTCTCGGTCGCCATGAACCCCCGCCTGTCATGGACTGACAAGCTTGCCGTCTTCCGCACGGATGGCGCCGTCAAGCCGCTCATCCGGCAGGAAGAGGAAGCCGTGATCCTGAAAGCCATCGCCGAAGGATCGGAGCTGGAGTTCAACGAAGACAAGCACCGCTATGGCGTCGATACATGGCGCAACGTCGGTCTTGGTTTCTGGCAGCACTCCTGCCTTGCCCAACTCGTATAAGGAGGCGTTTCATGACACAGCGTTATGCAGTAACCGGGGTCAAAGTAAAATTTGGCCCCGGCTTTGTTCTGGAGCTGGACAAGGATCAATCCGGCTCCCGGTCTCACCTTCTTGAAAAGCTGAAAAGCGGGCATTACCGCGTTTTGACTCAGGTCGAGTTCAAGCGCGGCGAAGAGCTGGGCATTGTCAGCGGCGACGTTCCGAAAGCCTGGTCGGGCTTTCTTGCGCCTGCCGATAGCCGTGCGGAAACTTCCGGCGATCATATCCGCCTGCCCGTCAAAGCCATTCATCGTGGCTTTGGCAAATGGGACGTTGTCGACCCGGAAGAAATTGCCGTCAACGACGAGTCGCTGACAAAGGAAGACGCGCTGGCATTGGCCAAAAAACTCAATGCCGGAACCTAAGCCATGACATCGCCCTCTCAGATGGCCGTGGATATCGTCTTCGCCACATTCGGCGTGGACGCCGTTCTCAGCCCGAAATCGGGGGATCCAGACGTTGCGATCCGTGTTGTCACGAAATCCGCGCATGAAGTGATGGATTTCGGCGACACACGGATCCTGACGGACACGATGCTTATGGAAGTGCGCCGCTCCGAAGCCTCACCCGTCAACGGCGATATTATCCGGCTCGGCGACCAGGATTATCAGGTGCAAGGCCCGCCGCAGATTCTTGATACGGACAGGCTCGTCTGGACGCTCGATATGAGGAAAGCATGATCGTTGCCGATATCATCGGTTCCTTGAACAAGGACGTTCTGGCGGAAAAACAAAACCTGATTTCCGCCGTCCAGTCGGCCACGCGGGCCGCCACGGACGGTTTAAAAAGAGAACTGCGCGGCCAGATCACAACGGCGGGCATGGGCCGCAATCTTGCCAATAGCTGGCAATCTGAATTTTACACGAACAAGGGCATAGACCCTGGCGGTTATATTTATTCAAAGGCGCCGCACATTATCGAATCCTTTGACGAGGGTGTGATTGTTCGCGCCCGGCGTAAGCGCATGCTGGCGATCCCGACCGAAAACGCCCCCAAGCGTATCAATGGCCGCAAGGCGACACCGTGGCGATATAACGATTATATCCGCAAGCTCACATACGTTAAGCGCCCCGGCAAACTGCCGCTGCTGGTCGATGAATATGAAGCGCAGACCTATAAGCGCAAAACAAAAAGCGGCAAGAAAAAGGGCGATTTCAAAAGATTCAATATCAATCCCGATCCTGCGAAGTCGGAAGGCCGCACGACCGTGGTCGTTTTTATCCTGATCCCTATCGCCAAAATGCCGCGCGTCCTCGACGTAACGGGCGCGGCGGAAAAATGGGCCAATGAGCATGTGAAACTGATCGACGGCCACTATAACCGGAAAAGCAGAACCAGAAAATGAGCAGCAAAACAGAAACCGTCCTGCAGACGCTGAAAACACTGCTGGAAGCGAATTGCGCGGCCCCTGTTATCCGCAACACCGCCTTGCCGGAGATCGTGCCGCCTGAAGGACTGATCGTGATTTATGACGGCGATCCCGGCCAGTCCGACAAGGCTCTGGGCGGCTTTGACTCCGTCTATTATGAGCATGCCATCGACATTATCGTTTTTGTGGAGCAAGGCGAGGCGGACGAGCGCGATACGGCGTTCGATACGCTGGTGGCGCAAATAAAAACGGTTTTCCGAACCTATCCCGATTTAAACGGTGAGGTTTTCGGCCTCACCTACGACCACCCGAAAACAGAAGTCATTCCGGTCGTCGGCGGCACGGCGCTTAAATCCGGCACCCTCGCCCTGCGCGCCGATTACGAGGATCCGCTTCACTGACCGCATAGATTTACCCCTGAAAACCCCGCCATCCCGGCGGGGTTTTTCTTTTTCACCAAAACCAAAAAGGAGAAACGACCATGGCAAGAGCGTATGGGTCTAACGCCACGCTGCTGCTCAAACGCGAGACCGTGTATGGGCAGCAGGCAACGGGCAATTATTACCGGATGCCTTTCAACAGTTCCGACCTCAGCAGTGAGCAAGGCTTGATCGAGGATGCCGTTCTCGGTTATGGCCGCGATCCGCTCCAGCCGTTGCGGGACGTTATCAATGATGAAGGCGACATTGCCGTTCCCGTCGATCCGCGCTATCTCGGATTCTGGCTGACGGGGCTTTTGGGCGATCCCACCAGCGCGGCTGTTCCCGCGACCGGGTCTATCGAATTTTCAGAAATTCCGACTGACGGGGATACGATCACCATCAACGGCACGGAATTTACCTTTGTCGATGAATCCCCCGCAGGCGATGAAATCGAAATCCAGGATACGCTCATCCAGACCATCGACGCCGCCGTTACAAAACTCAATGCGTCTTCGGACGGCGACGTTCTGGTCGCCACCTACAGCCGCCCGACCGGAACCGAGCGCCTTGTCATCACCCATGACACAGGCGGCACGGCGGGCAACACCTTCACGCTGGCCACGGATATCGAAACCGCGACCGTGAGCGCCGCCACGCTACAAGGCGGCGGCAACAAGCACGAGTTTATTTCCGGCAAAGATCCGTTGCCCAGCTATTCCGTCCAGATCGGCATGTCCAAAGTGCCGGCCTTTTTCATGCATACGGGCGTGGTCGTCAATTCGCTTGCGCTGGATTTCCAGCGTTCGGGCGCGGCGGCGGCCACCATCGGTGCCATCGCGCAGGCCGAGACGCGCTTTGGCTCGACCCAGGGCGGCACACCGCAAACCCTGACCTTTTCCCGTATCAGCCAGTTCCAGGGCGCGGTGAAAAGCGGCGGCGACCCCATCGGCAACCTGACGGCGGCTTCCGTCACCTACACGAACAATATGGAGAAAATCGAAACAATCCGCGATGACGGCCTTATCGACGGCGCCGATCCGACGATTGCCGCCCTGACTGGCACGATTGAAGTGCGGTTCGCCGATACGGTTCTGGTCGACAAAGCCTCCAGCGGCATACCTGTCGATCTGGAATTTACCTATACCCTTGCCCATAACCTGATTTTGAAGCTGGAGGCGCATGAAGTGTATCTGCCCAAGCCCAAGCTCTCGGTGGACGGCCCTGGCGGCGTCCAGGCCTCGTTTGATTTTCAGGGGGCATTCAACACCATCAAAGCCCGCATGCTCACCGTCACGCTGCTCAACGACATCGATGGAAGCCAGTACCTATGATCAATATAAAACAGCCCAGAGAGCCGTATCGCATTGATGTCGTCCGGGGGTTTACGGTTACCGTCAAACCCCTGACCACCCTCTTGTATTCAGCCGCCACGATTGCCGCGCAAAAGCGGGTCAGCGAACTGGAAAAGAGCATAAAAGACGTCGAAATGGCGGGTTTTATGCCCGAAAACCCCCTCGACCTGAAGGATCCAAGGCAGAAAACCGCCATTTATATGGATTTTCTAATCAAGGAACTGGCGATCAATCATATTGTGGCGTGGGACGGGGTCGGAAACGAGGCCGGAGACGGCCCCGCCGAATGCACACCGGATAATATCCGCGCCGTCATGGAGCAATCAGCAGTCGCCGAGAGCTTTTTCCAGCTTTTCACCAACTATGTTTTCCTGCTGCAGGAAGGCAAAAGCCGGATCCGGGCGCTGGCGACATGGCACTTCAAAAAGAACGGCGGCCCCTCCTATTGCGATGGCTGCCGCAAGCAGGAGCTATCCTGCGCCTTTGAAAATATCTGCCCCTATCAGGTGAACGCGCCCAAGCTGCTGCAAGAGCAGCAGGCGTGGGAAATTATCGAAGCCTCCATCACGCAGATGCGGATCTCTCCTGCCGGAAAAATTCTCGGCCTGAATATGGACTCCGCTCTGGCGATGGCAAAAGCCCGCAATTTCGATCTGGAAATCGTGTCCGAATTTTTGACCGAAGCCGAGCGCGGCATTCTTCAATCCCTTGATGAAAACGAAACAGCCTCCTAAATATGGCCAACCGCGAAAACAGATATACAATCTCCCTGCGTGTCCAGGGGGACGGCAAAGTCACGGCCACGCTGGAAAAGGTCGGGCAGGCCGGGGAGAAAAGCCTTAAGCGCATAAACAAGGCGGCCAGCGAAAGCGATGTGATCGTCCGTGGCCTGACCCGCACCATCACCTCGCGGCTGCTTCCGGCTTTCACTGCCGCCAGCGCGACAAAAAGCCTGTTTCAGAATATCCAGACCTTCGAGCGGATCGATATCCGCCTGCGTTCCCTGACCAACAGCGCGGAGGATTATGCCGACACGCAGGCTTATTTATCGGCAAAAGCCAATGAGCTGAATGTCGATCTGACTGTTTTGTCGGATGGATACGCCAAACTGCTGGCGCTGCAGAAATCCGGCATCCTCAACCGTGAACAGGTCAATCAACTTTCCGAGGGTCTGGTCAATGTCGGCGTCGCGCTCGGCACATCGTCTGCCAATATCGACCGCGCCCTGTTCGGCCTTTCGCAAGGCTTAAGCACCGGAACGCTGCGCGCCGAGGAATTGAACCAGGTGGTCGAGCCTCTGCCCGGCCTGCTGCAAGAGCTTGACCGCGCGGCGGGCCTGCCCGCGGGCGGTTTCCGCAAGCTGGTCAATGACGGCAAGGTCACGAGCGATTTCTTCGCCACGACCATGATCCAGGCATTGCAGGGCTTTGAAGGAGAGGCCGCAAAACTGGACGGCACGGTGGCGGGATCCTTCACGCGCCTGAATAACGCATGGAAAGAACTCTCCCGCGCCATCGGCGATTCCGTGGCCATCGACGGCGTTGTATTTTTAACCGAGGCTCTGGCCGATAGTATTTCCGTGGGTGAAAAAGCCGTCACCGGGCAGATGGCCTTTGCCGAGGCCACGACCTTTGTCCAGAAAACGGCGTTCTTTGTCGCCCGCGCGATCAAGGCCGCCTTCCTGGTCTTGCAAACCTCGGTGCTGGGGCTGGCGCGGGCCTTATTATTCAGCCTTGAAAAAGTGCAGGACGGCATTGTCTATACCGTCAATCTTATTCCCGGCATTGAAATCGAAGGCGTTAAAGCCTTCAAGAATTTCCGTCTGGCCGCCGAAGCCGCCATCCGTGATAACGCCGTCCAGTTTGTTCAAAATCTGGACTTCGGGCCGGACGAAGAAACGATTAAGAAAATCCGCGACACCGAAAAACGCCTGCAGGAAATGCGGCGTCAAGCTGAGATCGACCGCTCCAAGGAATACCAGGCCGGGCAGCAGAAAAACCAGCCCGCCACGCAAACCAAGGAGGATAAAGAGCGCATCAAGGCGATGGAGGAAGAGCGCAAGAAAATCGAAGACGTTACAGCCGCCCTGCGCTTTCGCAACGAACAGGTCTTACGGAATGAAGAGGCCCAGGAACTTTACAATCAGCTTAAAGCGGCGGGCGTCGAGCTTTTCAGCAAGGAAGGTTTTGAGATCGCCAAGCTGGTGCAGGAATATTTCCGGCTGCAGGAACAAAAAGAAAATGAACGCAAAGATGATGAGCGCCGCAAGCAGCTTATCGATGAAATAAAGCAGATCACGGAAGACAATATCTCCGTGCAGGACAAATACAACCAGCGCATGGAAAAATTGAACCAGCTCCTGAAAGAAGGCGCCATCAGTTTTGAAGAGTTCAAGGCCGCATCGGCAAAAGCCTATGAGGAAATGGAAAAGGCCAGCGACAAATGGTTCGATGGCGCCAAACGCGCATTTGACGATTACGCTAAGGAAGCCACCGACATGGCGGCCAATGTCGAGCGCGTGGTTTCCAACGCCATGCAGGGACTTGAAGATGCGCTTGTCGAAGCAACCACCACCGGAAAATTTGAATTCAAGGATATGGTCGACAGCATTATCGAGGATGTCGCCCGCCTGCTCGTCCGTACCCAGATTACAGGGCCGCTGGCGCAAGGGTTGAGCGGCCTGATCGGCAATATCTTCGGCGGGCAAAGCGGTGGTGGGAGCAGCGGCGGCTGGTTTGCAAAAGGCGCGGCGTTCTCGGACGGGGAGCGCGTCACGGCCTATGCCAGAGGCGGCATTGTGGGCCGCCCCACCCTGTTCCCCATGGCAAAAGGCGTGGGACTTATGGGCGAAGCCGGGCCGGAGGCTGTCATGCCGCTCACCCGCACATCATCTGGTCGCCTCGGCGTTGAAGCCATAGGAGGCGGCGTCGCGGGCGGCAATCTCTACACCATCAATGTCGATGCCAGAGGCTCCAGTGATCCAGCTGCTACGTCCGAGTCCGTCAAACAGGCAGTGGACGAAGCCCTGAGCGCCCGCATCCCCGGTATCGTGCAGACCAGCGTCCAGCTTGCTCATCGCAAGACCGTGGATTCCTGGCAGCGGCGCGGCAGCCGATTTGAGTAAAGGAGTGCTTACTGGACTTCAAAATAATCGACGGAGAGAATCATGCCCCTATCATCGCCGATGGCCTTTTTTGCGAAATCGGGAAGAGTATCTTTATAATTTTCTAATTCAATATTCAGGGAGCATAAATTGCCAGCCCCCATAAGCGCAGGCCCAAGCAAGTTTCCTGTTAGATTTTCTTCAAGCGCCAAAATGGCTTTTTCGGTTTCGGATCGGAGAGCTTCCCAAGATTTCTTATCCATTGGGCGTTTTAATGCATGAAGATAGTCTCCAGATTTTTCTGCAAATTTTCTTAAAAACAGAGAAACAGGGATATAGCGAAATACGAAAGTTTTGTCGCCATCGGTCACAGTGATGGTTGATCCGGTGTTCTCACTGCAGAGATTTTTAGAGATCGCTTTAGACAGATGGTCGATCTTGTATGTTCTCTTCGCTTTTTTGGGAACGTGATCGTGCGGATCAAGGATTTCCTGCAACCGCGCTTCAATAGCGCAGCGCAATTCCAGAATGGCATAAACCAAAGATGCTTCCGAGCCTTCGGAAAACCTCTTTTTCGCCCGCTCAAAATACCCGCGAGAGTTTATGGGATATGAATCGCCGTCTTTCATGCCCTTGACTATACAACACCCACCCTAACCTGTTGAAAAAATAATGGCAGACATAGAATTAACCTGGCCGCTCAATCTACGGCCAGCCCAGCAAAGTTTTTATATCCGCACCCTGACCACGAAATTTGAAAATCCGCTGACCGGACAGGTGCAGGTGCTGGAACGCGACGCGGCGCGATGGGTCACGAAGCTTTCCCTTGTCCGCAACGAACTGGACGCGCGGCGGCTGGAAGCCCTGCTGGCTGCCCTGCGCGGTTCGGTCGGGCATGTCTTTATGCCTGATTTTCGCAGGCCGCAGGCCAAAGGCTCCCTCGCGGGCGATCCGCAGCTTGCCAGCGGCACAGGCACGACCCTGACCGTCACCGGATTTACGCCGGAGGCGGTGGGCGTATTGAAGGCGGGCGATCTGATCCAGACCTCCGTGGGCCGCTCCCATATCGTGCTGCAGGACGTTGATGCTGACGCGGACGGTGAAGCCCTGGTGCCGATTGCGCCGCGCCTGCGCGAAGAGGTCACGGAAGGGCCGCTTGTCACGCAGAATTGCCGCGTCCGCATGCGGCTGCTGAATGATGACAGTACGGAAAACACCACGGACAGGCGCCGCCTGACCAGCTTTGATTTGGATCTGATCGAGGTTTTGCCGCAATGATTTTTGACTGGCCGGAGGGAATTTATCCGCGCACCCAGAAATTCTATCTCCTGCCGCGCACGACCCGCTTTGCCTCGTCTTTCACCGGGCAGGATCAGGTTCTGGAGCGCGACGCTGTCAGATGGGTGGCGGAATTTACTTTTGAACTTGAGGGCAATCGCACCCGCGCTCTGGATGCTCTCATAGCGTCCTTGCGCGGCGCGACCGGAAAAATCCTCGTGCCGGATTTCCGGCGCAACATGCCCATGCCCGTCGCGCCCAGCATGGACGATTATGCCGAGGATATCGGCCTGACGTTCTTTGGAGACCGCTATGATTTCAGCGATCAAACGCATGAGGAAGGTTTTCTAGCGACGGAACAAACGCCGCCTCTGGGCGCGGAGCAAAACGCCCTGTTCGGCGGCGGCTTCGATGCCATCCTTGTTTTCAAGGATCATGTCACGCTGCTGACCGAGGATGAGCTGATTTTACTGGCCGATGGCGTGGGCATTCCTTTTGAAACGGATCGTGGCTTTCTTCTCACCATCGAGCATGGCGAGGCTTTGGAAATATACGCCGAGGAAGGCTATGAGCTGCAAACGCAGAGCTTTCAATATATCCCTCGCCAGATCAGCGGCGGATTTATCGAAGGCGAAGGCCAGCCCACCCTTTTAAAAGGCGGCACGAGGAACAGTCTTTTGATCGGCGGCCTTGCGCCCTGGCATACCGTGATCAAGGCCGGAAACGGGATTTCGCCCATTGAAGGCCATGCCCATATCATTTTGCAGGATGTGACGACCGATATTAACGGCCATGCCAACGTCCCGGTCGCGCCCCGCCTGCGCGGCGCCATTATCGAGCAGCCGCTTTTATTAAATGGCATCGCCGTCCTGATGCGCCTGACCGAAGACGATGCGGGCGAAAACAACACGGTTCCGCCGAACCGCTCCCTCTACACCCTGAAATTTGAACAGATACTGGCTTAAGCAATGACAAAACGCCTGAATGACACTCTGTCTGAAGAGACGGAGAAACAAGTCGTGCGCCCTATTCTTATGGCCTCCTTTGATTTTGGGGAAAGCATCGACCGGGCATGGAGCGGCGTCGGGCAGCTGGAATGGGACGGCCATATCTGGTACGGTGCGGGAAGCCTCGGCAAAGTTTCCACGGTCGAGGAAACGACCGAACTGCGCGCCACCGGAGCCAGCTTTCAATTAAGCGGCATTCCCGCCGACCTGATTACAAAAGTCAGCACCTCACCCATTCAAGGCCGGAAGGCGCGGCTTTATCTGGCCTTCATGGAGGATGATTTCAAAACCCTCATCATGGATCCCGTTCTGATTTTCGATGGGCGGATGGATACGGTCGATATAGCGGACAGCGGCGATACGGCCACCGTCACCCTGACTGCCGAAAGCCGCCTGCGCGATCTGGAGCGCACCCGCACACGCCGTTATACCGACGCCGATCAGCAAGGCCGCTTTCCCGGCGACAAAGGTCTCGAATACGTCCCCTCGCTGCAAGACAAGCAGATCGTCTGGGGCCGCGCACCGGAGTAAATCGATGACAGAATTAAAACGCTATCCCGACTGGCCCGAAAGGCTGGCGGCGCAGATCCATGCCCGCATGAAAGAGCCTTTCGTGTGGGGCCAGCATGATTGCTGCCTGTTCGCTATGGACTGCGTCAAGGCGATGACGGGCGAGGATCTGGCCGCGCCGTTCCGGGGCTATGCCGACCAGAAACAAGCCCTGCGAATGCTTAAAAAGCATGGCGGGGTCGCCGGGATCGCCGAGGCCGTGGCGAAGCGATACAAAATTCTGGAAATCGCGCCCGCCATGGCCGGACGGGGCGATGTCTGCCTGTTTGATATCGGGCGTGGCGATACGCTCGGAATCCGCGCCGGAGAAAATATCTTCGCGCCCGGCCCGGACGGCCTCCTCGGCTTTCCCATGCTCCAAGCCACTCGCGCATGGAGGATCGGATAATGCCCCAGGTCATTCCCGTTGTCCTGGGCGCGGCTGTTTCGCATGTCGTCAGCGGCGTTATCGGCGGCGGCATTATCGGCGCCATCGTGGGCGGGGTTGTCGGCTCCGCCGTGGTGTCCTTCACCGCGCCCATTTTCGCCCCCAAGCCCAAGCAAGTTTCTACAGCCCCGTCCGTCACCTCCATCGCCAATGGCAGCCGGGGCCGGACGGAAATGGTCAACCAGCCGATCACTTCGCACCGGATTGTTTACGGCCAGGTACGCGTGTCCGGCCCCTTGGTATTCACCCACAGCCGCGCCATCGGCAGCAGCGACAAACTCGACATGCTGCATTGGGTCATCATCCTGGCCGCCCATGAAGTCGAGGAAATCGGCGATATTCTGTTTAATGACCAGGTCGTGCCGCTGGACGGCAGCGGGGATGCCACATCCGAACCCTATAAACGGGACGGCACGGTCTATGCCAGCGTTTACAAGCATCTGGGATCCATCGACCAGACGGCGGATTCCGTCCTGGTCGCCAATAGCGGCGGCCAATGGACATCGGGTCACCGCCTGCGCGGCCTAGCCTATATCCACGCCCAGATGCGTTTTGACGATATCGCCTATGCCAGCGGCACGCCGAATATCTCCGCGCTGGTCAAGGGCCGCAAGGTTTACGATCCGCGCAGCGAAGAGGAAGCCTGGTCGAATAACGCCGCGCTCTGCATTCTTGATTACCTGATTTCGGATTTCGGTCTGGGCGCCAGCGTCGATGAAATCGACATGAACTCCTTCGTGGCCGCCGCCAATATCTGCGATGAGGAAGTGGCCACGCTGGATGGAACGGAAAGCCGCTATACATGCAACGGCGTTGTCGATCTTTCAGACAGCCCGCGCGATATTCTTGAAAACATGCTGGGAAGCTGCGCGGGCTTCCTTGTCCATACGGGCGGGAAATGGCGGCTGCAAGTCGGCGCTTATAATCCGCCGCTCAAAACATTCGACCAAAATTTCCTGCGCGATGCAGTGGTCATGCGCCCGCATCGCTCCCGCAGGCAGCTTTTCAATACGATCAAGGGTGCGTTCGTCTCGCCCGACCATAACTGGCAATCAACAGGCTATCCCGCCGTCTCCACGGATTTTTATATCACGCAGGACAATGGCGAAGAAATAATCAGCACGCTGGATCTGTCTTTCACGGTGTCGCACACCATGGCGCAGCGCATCGCCCGTATCGCGCTGGAGCAAGTCCGCAGGCAGCGGCAGATTCAATATCCCGCCAATCTGGCAGGGTTTCAGGTCGCGGCAGGAAACACCATCGCCGTCGATCTTCCCCGCTTTGGAGTCAACGGCCTGCCCTGCCGGATTACCAACTGGCAGATGGTCGAGGATATGGGCGTCGATCTGACTTTCGATGAGGACGGCGAGAGCGTTTATGCCTTCGACCAGTCCGACCTGAAAGCCATCGGCGACAATCCGCAAGTGGTGGTGCCGAATAATCAGGCCGTTCCGCCTGCCGAGCCGAATAACGTCACGGCGGAAGCCGGGGACGATTTTATCACGATTAGCTGGGATCGGATTTTAGAAAGCGATTTCCGGTATGTCGAGGTCTGGGAAAAATCCACCACGACCGCCACGCCGGAAATCGACGCGGCCCGCATTCTTGAAGTCTACGACAACTCGTTCACCCGCAATCTGCTGACAGGCGGCCAGACAAAATATTACTGGCTGCGCGCCGTTGATCGCTATGGGAACAAATCCACCTTCGCCGGGCCTGTCGAGGCCACCACTTCCGGCGAAGAAACCATCGTCCTTGTCCTTGAATAACCCGCTTTAAGGAGCTTCCCTCATGACCACGACTAAAAAAATCTCGGAACTTCCGAGTGCTGTAACGCCGCTTGCCGGAACCGAAGACATTCCCATCGTTCAAGATGGCGCAACGCGCAGGGCCTCGCCCAATGATCTCCGCGCTGGCCTTTCGGCGGAAGGCCATGAACACGTTCTCGCGGATATCACCGACGCGGGAACGGCGGCGGGCGCGGACATTGAGGACTTTGCCACTGCCGCGCAAGGCGCCAAGGCCGATAGCGCCATCCAGCCGGAAGACCTCGGCACGGCGGCTGTGGCCGATACAGGCGATTTCGCTACGGCGGCACAGGGCGCGAAAGCTGATTCCGCCGTGCAGCCGGAGGATCTGGGAACGGCTGCTGCCGCCGACGCGGGAGATTTTGCCACCGCCGCGCAGGGTGCCACTGCCGATAGCGCGGTACAGCCGGGGGATCTTGCTTATCCTGGCTTTCTGAATGCCATCATCAATGGCGGCTGCCTCATATCCCATCGCGGAGACAAGTCTTTAAGCACGTCCTGGCAATACGGCCCGGTCGATCTGCTGGCCGTGAAAGCCGAAGGCACTGTATCCGCCGGCACAATCAAACAGGTGACGTCCGCCTTCAGCCTGACTGTAACGGGCGCGGCCTGCTTCGTGGAAAACGCGACGCTGACCGGATCGGGCGCGATCCTGTTCCGCCGCCGCATCGAGGCAAAGGACGCCGCCCTGTTTTATAACAAGCCCGCTTATTTTTCGGCGCGGACGTATCACGATACGGGGTCAACGCGGAATTACATCATCACAATCCGCAAGGCGGACGCGGCAGACGATTTTTCCAGCACCACGCTTATCGACACCGACACCGTAACGGTCGCCGACGACACCAATGCGTCCATCGCCATGGCGATCAATGATATGGGCGATTGCCGGAACGGTATTGAGATCGAAGTCAAAATCGATTGCGGAGCTGTAACCACCAAGGATTTTTTCATGGCCGAGCAGCAGTTAAGTATCGGCAATGTCCAGCGGCCCTTTGAATTTCGGCCTGCCGCGTTTGAAACGAAGCTGGTTCATCGCTATTTGCGGCCCATCGCCGGAATCATTGGCGTGGCGAACTCCGCCAGCAACATGCAGGCGATATTTAGCCACCCCGATATGAGGGCCGCGCCCGAATACGAGGCGCTGGCGGCTCTCAATATGACAGACGGTTACACAGCCGACTTTAACCAGTCGGGGCCGAATATCGCCACCGTCCACGAAAATACCGCCCACAGCGCCCGCGTCGATATTGCCCTGTTTTCCGGCCTGACTTCGGGCCGATTCCATATTCAGCGCGGCACCAGCGCCATCATCCTTGCCAGCGCGGAGCTATAAACATGGCCGAAATTGATTCCATCCTTGTCCCCGGCCAGAGCGTCAACAAGCAGCTCCTGCGCCAGTATCTGGCCGCGCGGGAAGTCGCCCGCCCGCAGGATTACGGCGCGGTCGGCGATGGCGTCCACGACGATACGGAGGCCATCAATAACGCTCTGGCGGCGGAACAGGCCATTTATCTGCCGCGCGGCGTTTACCGCATCACCGCTCCGATTGTCATGCACTATGGCAACGCCATTCTGGGCATGGGTGATGGCAGCGTTATTCAGGCGCAGGATACGCCGCTCAATGAAATGGAGGCCCCGCCCTATAGCTCGGATTTTAATGCCATCGAAATGGTCGAGGGCTATTGCATCCTCGAAAATATCAAGATTGTCGGCGGCGGCTCCGCCCTGTTCCTCGCGGGCAAGGTTGGCCCCTGCGTCAAGAATGTGATCGAGAACGTCACCATCTGGGACGCGCAAATCGGCATAACGCTGGATGGCTGGAACGACACGAACAAGCCTTGCTATTGGAATAATTTCAGCCGCGTGCTGGTGGCGCGGCCAAAGATCAATGGCGTTTTGCTGACTACCACGCCGCTTGATTGGGACGACCCGGATACGTTCGGGGATTCTCCCAATGCCAATAAATTTTATGATGTGCGCGTTTATTCGCTCTCGTCCCCTCTGAGCGGCGCGGGATTTTTCGTTTCCAGCGGGCAGTATAATAACTCCTTCACGGATTGCGAGGCGAACGTCCATCCCGATTCCGAAGCTTGCTTTCGGCTTGGCTTCGCCGCGCGGCATAATGTCATTACGAACTTTTACGCGGAAGGTCTCGGTCTTTCGCCCGGCATCCGTATTGATAACGGCTCTCTCGATAATACGATTTTCCGCCTGTTTTCCGCGACGGGCGGCGCCGCTATCTGGGATCCCACGCTGCAGGGCGAATATCAGGCGTTCGACGCGGGCTATCCGAAGAAAAATTATTTCAAGGATGCCCTCGTCACGGACATTCACATCGAGGGCATGACCAGGGCCACGACCTTTATCGATCCCCCCGTCGATCATGAGGGCGACATCTATATAGACCTGAAACATACTTTCTATCTGCTCAGTTCCTTTAATCTTCCCTATAACGTGATCCTGCCGAATGCGGGTGACGCTGGCGGGCGCTGGGTCACGTTCAAGAAAAACGATCTGCGCGATAATCCTATCACGATCAAGGAACAGGACGGCGAAGGCCCCGACAGGCGCGACCTTGTCCTCCTGCAGCAATATGACACCGTAACGCTGGTTTCAAACGGCGCGACCTGGTGGGTATGCCAGGACAATCGCATGCCGCGCCCCAGCCGTTATATCGAGAATAGCACCGTGCCGTCCGGCACGTTTCAGGCCGATATGCTCAACCGCGTTTATCTGGTTTCGGCCTTTTCCGGGCAGATCATTTTTGAATTGCCGCATCCCTCCGCCGCCTCCGGTCGGCTGGCCACCATCAAGAAAATAGACCCTTCCGGCAACCATGTAAAAATTCAGATGGCGGGCGGCTCCGGCGGGCCGGACGCGCAAATCTGGTCACTGACATCCCACTTCGCCGCCATGACGATCTATTCGGATGGCGGGCAGTGGATTGTGCTTTCCAGTTACTAACCTCCCCAAAAAAGAAAGGAATTATCATGTCCCCTGTCGAATGGGGCCTGCTGCTGGGTATTCTTGCCCAGAGCGTGGCCGTTATTTCCACCCTCGTAAAACTGGTCGCGTGGGCCACCCGAAGCATCACCGCTTGCGAACAGCGTCTCACCTCCCTTGAGCATCAGGTCAATAATGATGTAACGGGCCGTCGCGTCGTTGCTGAAATGCGCGAGGATTTGGCCAGCATCAAATCGCAAGTCATCGATATTCGTGCGGACATAAAGCTCCTGCACGAGATTGCGGGGCGGTAATGCTTTATCGCTTTTCGCAAAAATCGGAGGATCGGCTGCAAACCCTTCATCCAGACATGCGGCGTGTCGTCCGCAGGGCTTTAAGTTTTCAGGTGATGGATTTTACCGTCCTTGAAACGCTGCGCGATCAGGCCCGGCAGGAACTCATGGTCAAAACGGGCGCGTCCACGACACTAAACAGCCGCCAT